GGCTTCTTGCCCTTGCCGGTGTTCACCGCGACGATCGCGGAGGCGATGGTGGCGGCGTTGATGTCGCCGCGGGCCCCTCCGAGGGGGCCGGTGATCTGCTCATACGCCCGCCACTCGGAGAGTTCCCGCGAGCCGATGTCGGCGAGCAGGTGACGCACCGAGCGGGCGCCGAGGTGCGCGGCCAGCCGGAAGTAGAACTGCCGCTCTGGCCGCGCCCTCAGTTTCCCGCGAGTTCCTTGACGTCGTCCTCGCTCATCGCGGACAGCCGCATCGCCGCATCGCACACCCGCTGCAGGGCGGTGGCGGACTTCTCCCCGAGCCGCTTGGTCTCGGCGACGGAACGGAACAGCGGCTTGCCCTCGGCGTCCACGATGGCCGCGGCGGCGAGCCGGGCCCTGAAGCCCTCCAGCCCTTCGGCGCGGATGGATGCGCCGTCCTTGCCGACGAACTGGGCCTCGAACTTGTCGCGTTCGGTGCCGGGCAGCTCCCGCACCCGCACGGTGCCGCCCCACTCGGGCACGGGCACGTCCTCGAAGTGGAGGTCCTCGGCGTCCAGGATCTGCTCTGCAGACAGGTACTGCGTCATCGGTCGATCTCCTTCCCCGCCATTGCGGCGGGCGGTTCGATGAGCGGGCGGAGTGTCCACCCGCAGCGGGTCCTGGGTGTCAGGAACCGGTGGTGATGGTCGGCTTGCCGGACACCTTGAACGTCGCGGACGCGGCCAGCTTGTCGTCGTGCGGCGCCTCCGGCTCGAAGTTCGTCAGGATCGCCTTGAACGCCCACGAGCCGAGCGTGTTGGGCCAGACCACCTTGTAGTTGCGGGGCACGCCGTCAGCGAAGTCGGCGACGAGGGAGTCGTGTTCGCGCGGGTCGTAGTTCAGCTCGATCTCGACCTCGCCGCCGTCCTTCAGGCCGCCGATGAACTCGCGCCAGCCGTCCTCGCTGTCGTGGGCGGTGACGTCGTAGGTCTCCCGCTCGATGCCCGGCGGGGTGATGTCGGTGACGTTCGCGATCGGGGAGAACGTCTCGGTGGGGGTGGCTCCGTCGCCGCGCTGCAGCTGGGTGCCGAAAGCGTCCAGACCAGCCATGGGTCTGTCCTCCTTACGCCTTGGTCAGCCACACGCGATAGCTGACGTTGATGTGCCTGATGTCGGGGTCTGGGTCGCGCACCTGGGTGTGCTGGGTGTGCGCGATGGACACGTCCGTGAAGCCCGCCACGGTGAGCGGCTGCCGGTCCAGGGCGGCGTCGAGCTGGGTCAGGATCGTGGCCGCTTCCTTGAACCCGCGGTACTTCGACCAGATGTGCAGCACCACCGACGTCTCCAGGCCGCGCTGGTTGTGGGCGTCGTCGACCAGCTCGGTGATGGAGCCGATGGACACATACGGGTGCACGGCAGTCTCGGGCACCTCGTCGTAGACGCCGGTCACGAGCGCCATCAGTGGGGCGTGCCCGGTGAGCTTCGCGTAGACGGCCTGCTGCAGCGGCCACGCTGCGGCCGTCACGAGCCGCCGCCGATGTGCCGGCGGAACGCGGCCCGGTAGGTGCGGGTGACCTGGCGGCGGTGCTCGTTGAACGCGGGCACCAGATAGGGCTGGTCGTTCATCTTGCTGGTGCCCTTCTCCACGTAGAACGCGTACTCCAGCTCGGCCGGATCCCAGATGCCGACCTCGGCACGCCCGAAGTGCTCGTTGACGCGGCTGTCGAGGGCTTCCCACAGGTTGCCCTTGTCGCGGGGCACCCTGTCCTCGGCCGTCGCCTGGACGTTCTCCGCCCACTCGTGGAGCGTCTCGGTGCGCGCCGCGCGCATCGCCTCGGGGATCCGCTCGATGGCGCGCATCGCCCGCTCAAGGCCCTGAAGCCTGAATCCCCGGGCCATGGGTCAGGGCAGCTGGAGAACGGCGACGGTGACCGAGGTGACCGCGCTGTAGGTGATGGAGGCCCGGCCGGTCGCCGGGTCCCGGAACGCGCTCTTGAGCGGGATGAACGCCGCCCCGGAGGCGGGGATGGTCTGCGCGGCGTCGGACACCGACAGGTCGCCGACGGTGCCGGGGGTGGCCACGGTGACCGTCTTCGATGTCGCGTCGCCGTTGCGGACGTGCAGGACCAGCTTCTCCCCGACGGGCGCCTGGTCGCCGCCCGAAGCGGCGGATGCGTAGGTGGGCTGGAGCCCGCCCAGGTTGACCGCTTGTGCGGACAGGATGGCCATGGTCTTCCTCAGCTTTCGACTTGGCGGGCGGTGCAGTCCGCTCGCAGGTAGGTGCCCGGCTCGCTGGGCTCGAACGTGGCGTTCACGGTGAGGACCACGCCCGAGGCCAGGCGCAGCTCGTCACCGCGGCGGACGTCGGCGTCGTCCGGCAGGTAGACGATGTGGGTCAGGTCTGCGCCGGCCTGGTCGGCCGCCTGGCGTTCCCGCGCGGAGGGCTGCGACAGCCGGGCCCGCAGGGTGCCCTGAGCGCCCCACGTGGTCTCTTGGCCGCCGCCTCCGTCGCTGCTGGTGGTGGCCCGCCACACGGCCACGCTGTTGTTCAGCAGCGCTCCGACGCGGCTCACCGCGACTTCACCACCGCGACACCGCCACCGAACCGGGCGCGCAGCTGGGCGCGCTGGTGCTCGGGCAGTTCCAGCTCGGTGATCCGGCCGTCGTCGGCGTACTGCACCGAGTAGTCCCCGATGCGTTCCTGGACGGCCCGCCGCCCGCCGAGGTCCTCGCCGGTGCCGCCACCGTTGCGGTAGGCGACCAGTGCCGCGGCAGCCATGCGGCACACCAGGTCGACGATGTCGGCGGGGACGGTGGGCAAGCCGTGTTTCTGGGTCACTTCCACCTCGGACGGCTCGCCCAGGTCGGACCAGCCGCCCGCCCGCCACAGCTTGCTGGAGCGCAGCTTGAAGTCAGTGACCGCTACTCCGTCCAGCTTGACCGAGGTGACCTCGGTGACCGGCGGCCCGGGCAGGCGCAGCCACTGCGACACCTCGCCGTCGAGGACGACGGTGGAGGTTGTCTCGCTGATCGGGCAGCCGGCCGCGGTGCGCACGGCCGTCGACGCCACGCCCAGGTAGACGTTGGCGATGTTCGTCTCCGTTCCGGCGGCGACGGTCAGGCCCCGGGCGGTCAGGTCGGCCACCGTCGCCAGAGGGTTCAGTGCCACGGCGGCCTCCCGTCACTTGTCCTCGGGCGCGGTGTCCGCGCCGTCCGTCTGGGCCGCGCCCTCGTGGGCGTCGGAGTTCTCGGTCGGCCGCGGGTCGGTGACCTTGGCCTCCACGCCCTCGGGGCGGGGCCCGCCGTCGTCGGTCCACTCCACGCGCGGGCGCGGACCGTTGGCGCCGTCGGTCTTCTCCCGGTCGTCTTCGGTCGCCGCGCCCTCGGGCGTCTCCTGGGGGTCGGTGTTCTCAGCCGTCATGGCTGTCTCCTTCGGAGGTGTCGGTGGCCGTATCGGCCGCCTTCTTGCGGGCCGCGGTCGTCTTCGCCGCGGTCTTCCGGGCCGGCCGCTTCTGCGGCTCCGGGGCGGGCGCGTCCTTGAGGGGCGTCCACTCGCCCGACTCGATGCGGGCCTTGATGGTGCGCTCGTCGAAGGCCGCGCCGACGGTCACCACGAACTCGGCGCCGGCGGGCCCTCGGAAGCGGAGCTCGTCTCCGGCCTTCATCAGGCGACGATGACGTCAGCGGCCGCGAGACCGGTCGGACGGACGACCTTGGAGCCGTACAGGTGCAGGCCCTTCACGATGTCCGCGAAGCCCTTCTCCTTGCGGGCCGCCTCGGTCTCGTTGATCTGCTCGGCGTAGGTGACCGCGCCGTTGTAGCCCGCGATGATGAGCCGTCCCGCGCCCGCGCCCGGGCCCGCGGGGTGGTTGTTGGACTTGCGGACGGAGAACCCGGCCGCCGACCCCACCATGCCGTTCGCGCGGATCGCGGCGGACTCGGCGTCACCGGCGCCGACGAACCGCTGGTCCTTCTTCAGCAGGCCGTAGAAGCCGGGGGTGACGACGACCCAGCGGCCCTCGTCGGGGACGTTGTCCTCGTCCAGCTTGGTGCCCAGGTCCACCAGCACGTCGTAGGCCTTGGCCGTCGAGGAGACGCTGATGGTCTGCTCGGCGATGATGTTGCCCGCGTCGATGCCGGCTGCCATCAGCCCGGCCACGTACTGGTCGGCGACGTCGCGCAGCTTGTAGGCCGCCTTGCGGGCCTGCTCGGTCAGCACGGCGCCGCCGTTGAGGGCCTGGCGCTTCTCCACGTCGTCGACCTCGAACGCGAAGTACTTCGACTGGTCGATGACCAGCGTGGCGTCCGTGTCGTCGACGTCCTCGATGACGATGTCCACGTGCGGGCTGTAGGTGCCGATCGTCGGCTCCGCCAGGCTGACGATGTGGACGGTGTCGCCCGCGCGGGCGATGTCGCCCTCGTAGTCGCGGTTCACCACGCCGGGCGCCGCGTACACGAGGGACTTCTCCAGGGTGACCAGGAGATCGGCGTTCCAGATCTCCGGCTTGAAGGCGCTGATGGCCATGAGGGATTACTCCTGTTCAGGGGTTACTGGGAGCGGAGATAGTCCTCGAGGCGGCCCTCATCACGGGCCTTGAGGATCTCCGCGTGCTTGCCCTCCGCGGACAGACGCTTCACGTCCGTCTCGGTGAGCTGAGCGGGCCGGCCAGTCCCCTTGCGGGCGCCGGAATCTGCGGTCCCTTGGAACCGCTTGGTGG